AAACTTCACAGGAAATATTTTGAACAGTATGGCTGCATTGTAGGCGATGAAGCACATCTATTTAAGGCTAAAAGCCTAACTGACATAATGGTTCGGTCAGGTGATTGCAAATACAGGTTCGGTTTGACAGGGACTCTTGATGGCACACAAACTCATAGGCTAGTACTTGAGGGTCTATTTGGCAAAGTTGAAAAAATAACTACTACTAAAGAACTCATGGATTCAGGAACTTTGGCTAAGTTAGATATAGATTGTATTGTACTAAAACATACAGAAGAAGAATGTAAAAGAGTTAGAAAATATACCTATGCAGAAGAATTAAATTACATTGTATCTCATACTAAACGAAATAAATTTATTGAAAAGTTATGTAAAACCATAAAAGGTAATACTTTAGTTTTATTTCAGTTAGTTGACAAACATGGCGTGTTATTATATAATGAACTAAAAAAACTTGACAAGAAAGTATTTTTTGTGTATGGTGGAACAACTGCAGAAACAAGAGAAAGGATACGTGCAATTGTTGAAAAAGAAAAAGATTCACTCATTATCGCAAGTTATGGCACCTTTTCTACTGGTATTAATATTAGGAACATTAACAATGTCGTGTTCGCTAGTCCCTCCAAGAGTCGAGTGCGGGTTCTCCAATCAATCGGAAGAGGACTTAGGCAAACTAAAGATAAAACTATGGTCAGACTATTTGATGTGTCGGATAATATCAGCTACAAATCAAGACAAAATTTTACCTATCGACATTTTACAGAAAGACTAAATATATATAAAGAAGAACAATTTAAATACGAAATCAATAGGATTAACTTATGAACTATCAAGTAATAAAATTATCCAATGGAGAAGATATAGTTTGCAAAGTGCATGAAAATTCAAGTTCAAGAGAAAACAGTAAACTAAAAATAAGCTCCCCACTAAAAATGGAAACGATTACTAGAGATACATCAAAAGGCGTTGTAGAATCTTTAGCGCTAAGTAGATGGGTTCAACCTTATTCTGATGAAGAAATATTTAATGTTGAAAAAAATTCTGTAGTTATAATGACCCCTGCAAGTGCTGGTCTATCTAGATATTATGAATATGTTCTACGAGGTTTAGGTGAAATGACCATAACAAAACCAACCAAAAAACAATTAGACAAAATAGAAAAAACTGATATATTTGTGGATGATGAATTAGTTAGTGAAGAGTTAGAAGCATTACTAGACAAGATATCTAAAAAAAAGACTTATCATTGATGACTCACAATAGTGATTATACACATAATTTAGCCTTTTGTCAACGCATAAAAAAATAAAATAAAGGTTGACATTCATGCTGTTTTAGTGTATATTTAATTCAATACGTTTAAAAAGGAATCATTATGGCAAAAGCTAAAGGTGCTCATTATGTTGATAACAAAAAATTTCATCAAGCAATGATTGAATGGAAAGAGAGGTGTAGAGATGCAGAGGAAGCTGGTGATGATATACCACAAATATCTGACTATATAGGTTCGTGTTTTCTTAAAATTGCAAATGGTTTATCTTATAGACCAAACTTTATTAACTATACTTATAGACAAGAGATGATTAGTGATGGCATAGAAAACTGTTTGCAATACATACACAACTTTAATCCAGATAAATCTAAAAATCCTTTTGCATATTTTACACAAATCATATATTATGCATTTATTCGTAGAATACAAAAAGAGAAAAAACAATCTCATGTAAAACATAAGATGATAGAAAAACAAGAATATCTCCCTTACATAACTATGGCTGGTGATAATACAAATTATAATATTGGTGGATTTGACCCAACAATAATGTTACCAGATGAAGATGTTTATAAACCAAAAAAGAAAGATAGTAAGAATGAGCCTAAAGGGTTAGAAAATTTTATGGAGATGGATGATTGAAAATTGCAATAATTAACGATACTCACTTTGGTGCAAGAAATGATAATGCAAACTTTAATGAATATTTTTATCAATTTTATGAGGGTGTATTCTTCCCATATTTAGCACAAAATAATATTAAGACTTGTATTCATTTAGGTGATTTGATGGATAGAAGAAAGTTTGTTTCATATAAAACAGCAAAAGATTTTCGTGAAAGATTTATTCTACCATTTGATACGTTAGATATAGACTTACATATTATGATTGGTAATCACGATACATTTTACAAAAATACAAATGATGTAAATTCTGTACAAGAACTTCTTGGTGGCCGTTACAAAAATATAAAGATATACCCAGAGGCACAAGAGGTCGTGTTTGATGGCACTAAGATATTATTTTTGCCATGGATTAATAATCAAAATACAATTTATACAGAAGGCATGATTGATGAAACAGATGCTCAAATATGTATGGGCCATCTAGAGATTGCTGGATTTCAAATGATGAAAGGTATGAAAAATGAACATGGACTTAGTAAAGATATGTTTAAAAAATTTGATACAGTTTTTAGTGGGCATTTTCACCACAAGTCAGATGATGGTCAAATATACTATTTGGGAGCTCCATATGAAATTTATTGGAATGATTGCGATGATAAAAAAGGCTTTCATATCTTTGATACAGAAACTAGAGAGCTCGAAAGAATAGTAAATCCATTTACAATACATAAAAAGATTTACTATGATGATACTCAAAATAACTACAATGTATATAATTTTAAAGATTGTAGAGATAAATTTATCAAACTTATTGTAGTCAACAAAAAAGATTTATTTCAGTTCGACCAGTTTGTAGATAAACTTTTAAGAGCGGATAGCCATGATGTTAAGATAATTGAAGATTACTCTGACTTGGGCGCCAATACTGTATCTGATGATATTGTGGAAAATACAGAAGATACTATGACACTACTAAGTAAATACATAAGAGAACTAGACACATCTTTAGATAAGGATAGACTTATTAATTATCAAAGACAACTTTATACAGAAGCACAGGACTTAGAAATTTGATTCATTTTAATTATGTGAGGTGGAGAAACTTTCTCTCCACAGGCAATACTTTTACAGAGATACAACTAGATAGAAATCCAACCACATTAATTATCGGAGAAAATGGTGCAGGTAAATCCACTATTTTAGATGCATTATGCTTTTCATTATTTGGTAAACCATTTAGAATGATTAGTAAAAGTCAAATGGTAAACTCTGTCAATAATTCATCCACAGTTGTAGAGGTTGAATTTACCATTGGCTCTAGAAAATATAAAGTGATTCGTGGTATAAAACCTAATAAGTTTGAAATATATCAAAATGATATACTTATGAATCAAAATGCAAATGCTCGTGATTATCAAAAGATATTAGAACAACAGATACTTGGATTAAATTATCGCTCTTTCACACAAGTTGTAATACTTGGTAGCTCTACATTTGTACCATTCATGCAACTGAAGGCTAGACATAGACGAGAGGTTGTTGAAGAAATATTAGATATTCAAATATTTTCTACAATGAATATGTTACTTAAAAATAAAATAAAAATAATATTAGATGATATTCGTGAGGCTGACCATCAATATGAATTGATGGAAAGTAAAATTAGTTTACAAGAAAATCATATCAAAGATATGAAAGAGAACAAAGATAAAATTATTGAGCAAAAACAAAAGATTATTGAAGAAAATAAAAATGAATTATTAAATAGAAAAACACTTTTAAAAAATTTAAGAGATACCAATCGTTATTTACTTGAAAGCCTTTTAGGTGAAAATGAAGTTATAGAAAAGAAAAATAAACTTGGAACTTTAAAACACTCAATCACAGAAAAACAATCTCGTGCAGAAAATATGATAAAGTTTTTTGAAGAAAATGATGATTGTCCAACTTGTGAACAGCATATTGATGAGGAGTTTAAGTGTAAAGCTATTGATGATAAATTAAAAGAATCAAGAGAGTTGACAATAGGGTTAGGTAAACTTGCTGAAGAAACAGCTGCAGTAGATGATAAAATTGTCATGTATAAAAATATTACAAAAAAGATGAGAGATAATGAAGTCCTCATTGCACAGACAAATGCATCTATATTAGAGTTAGAAAAATATAATACAAAAATTCAAACAGAGTTAGATGAATTAAATAAAGATAAAACTGGTGGTTATGATATTGAGAAGCTAGAAACTTTTAAAAGTAATCTTGAGAAAGTATCTA